CAAATCGGTCCTGCCAGATTGCAGCTGTGATGCTGTTGATAGCGATGTCGAAATTCTGCGCGTTGTCGAACATATCATACGGACTGGTCGACCCCAGCGGATTCATCGTTGCGTATTTGGTCATGCTCGCTCCGGGCATAAAAAAACCCGCTGAAGCGGGTGATGAGGTTTTTAAGTTTTAAGCGACATCGCCAGGGTACGTGGCATCGTCGTATTGATATTTACTGGGATGATATTGGGTTGCTGTCACGCTGCTGGTTCCGTCGCTACCGGGTGATATCTCTCCAACCAACGCGTCATATCCCACGCGCGACGACGAGCAGAACAACAGGCGAGGCGGCTCAATATACGGGCTATCCATTTCCCACTCATCTGGTGCCAGCGCAGCGCTGTATGGAATACTTAGCGTGTAATCGTCTATACGGGTCGGTACCATAAGTGCGGATGCCCTGCCATCCTGATGGCGGATCACCACGCGCGGGTTAGCAAAACTCCAGTCTGGGGGCTCGCTAAGCGTGAGCTTGATTCTACTGCTATCCCAGCTCATATCAGTAATGAGGCTGCTCAGCGTCTGGCTACCAGGAATGTCATCGGCCAAAATGATGCGGTCCATAAACTGATAACAAAGCGCGTCCATTTCAGTGCTGGTCGTGTGCTGCAAACGCTGCAGGTGGAAACCCAGCAGGCGGCGCATGCCGATCCGGTACGCCCTATCCCTATCAACCACCCCTTCCAGTTTGTAATCTTCCACTTTGACGGGAGTCGGGTTCCCTGACAGTCGACACTGGACGGTTTCTTCTGCCCAGGTCGTGCCGTTAATATAGGTGACATCGACTCCGTCGAAATCATCCTGACTCGGTGCCTTAAACGCCGTCTGCAGTTCTTCGGTGGTCTCCTGCGGGGTGATCATCCCGGTCCAGTTTTTCACGCCCTCCCGTCCGGCGGACACCAGACCATCTGAAAGCAGAAAGTAACCCATCCCCGCCCCGGTGATGATCTTCAGCACCTCCAGGGCTGACCTGCTGTCACCGGTTGCCCAGTCGAACGTTTCTCCGCGGGGCGTCCAGTAGTTTTGCTCCAGCGCATCGATCGCTGCATGGTCAATCTGTTCAGGCTTGAAGCCGAGGGACTCCAGGACGTGATAAAGCGCGCCGCTGATCGTGCGCGAGGCATATCCATCATAAAGTCGGGTAGGTGTAACGTTTATGCGCCGATCCGATTGCGCAGCCAGGCGGTTGCCTGTCCGGACGGTAAGTGCCATCGTTGTGACCCCTGGATAGCGCCGCGGGCGCGACGACAACCTGGAGCGAAGCGCCTGCCAGAATACCTGATCCCGCGTGCTGCCACCGGCTACCGGCTCCTTTCTTCTCATGCGGATCTCATACTGTCCTGCCGGAACAGCGAATGCCCGGGTGAACCCTATCTGGTTTTCCGTTTTCCTCCACCAGGATAGCGTCTGCTCAGTCCACTCTCCGTCAGTTGCTGCATTTCGATACTGGATGATTATCTCAACGGTCTTGTTCTTCTTGTTCCCTTTATCGCTGTACTTAACCAGCCCGTTCTGAAAATTGAGGTTCACCTCAAACCGGGTTGTTGTTTCACCATCAGGGCAAACCAGGAACGGGCCCACCCAGTCATAGTCGTCATTTACCCCGGTAATACTGGCATCCAGTAAAGTACGGTCAGTAAATCCGGGCCATGTGCTGTCAACGGTCACTACTTCAACTGTGGCAGGTGGGGTTCCCTGCTGTACCTGGGAGATTAAAACGCGCTCGACAGTAATGGTCTGGCTGTCCACGTCAGTAATCCGGTACTTGTTGTCGGCATATCCAATCGAGATGCGCTGTGTACCCGCTGGGATCCCTGTGAACGGCTTGCCGGTAGAGCTGTTGTAGGCAAGCGTTATGTGGGCCCGAACTTCAGGTGTTCCGCCAGATGATTTAACGCCAGGCGTGCTGACAGGAGCATCACCAAACGCAGACTGTGGCAGTGTGCTGTGGGTAATTGTATCGCCTGAGAAGGGACTGGAAGACTCAGCAATTTCGATTCGACCCGAGTTGTCTCGAGCGATCAGCCCAGAGCCTGTCAGCTGGGACGTTATTGTTGAAACCAGCCCGCTCATGGTCACATAATTTGTCAGCAGCGAAACCGGCCACGTTGCTCCCTGCCAAGTAATATTGAACGTTACCGGCGCTGTGGAGAAATCGTAAACCGAAGGAGCTGCACTTGCCAGAAGGCTCGCCGCCGATCCGCCAACGCCCGGAACAGCATCAACTCCAGGGGTGTAGCTCGCTATAACGAGATCATAATCAGTATTGTTGAAGCCCAGATTAACTGGCATGCCCACCACTGGCGACAACTCGTCCATTTCACCGTAAATGACGTTGTAACCGCCCGAGTTCGAGACGGTCCATGAGGCAGGAGCCTCAATGGTGATAATCGTACCTGCAGTCCAGGATTCGGGTACATCCACGTCTTCATCACTGCTGCCCGTTGATATGAGCGTAACGGTGTTGCCGCTAACCAGTACTGCATCCGCGCTGATACCGACAGTTTGCGGACCGCTTGAACCCAGATCCAGGCCAGCGGTGCCGGATGTGGTATTGCCAACTTCGCCGGAGTTGTACCAGTTCTCTGTCCTGCTGTCTGAAGAAACATCCGCGCCGGGTGGGTAGATAGTGTAACTGACATCATCTCCGAATGCAGAGAACGGCGTATTGCCTATTCTCATATCGGATTTAGGCAATGATACATTTCCGACGCCAACAGCGACAAACATACTGGTAACGAAGCTGGTCTCATCAACGAAGCGGCTAACCGGCTGCGTGACATAGTCCGGCCAGACGCGGTACCGTCCGAAGATTTCCCGTACCGGGTCGCCGAGTTTTGCCATGTTGGCTTTCGCCGGGTTGAGCTCAAGCTGGTCGCCACTGCCGGGCTGACTGGCTGCCCCCGTCTGCATGGTGCTCATCATGTAAATCGAGTACGCCGCCGACGCGACGGCCACGCTGACGGCCACCCACAGCGCGATTTCCGCACCGGTACCGTACGGCACCGGATACATCCTTACATCGCTGTCGGGGCGAATGGCACACAACGCCCACTCAGCCTGCGGCACCGGAACGCCGTCGATTTCAACCGCAACCGGGTGCTGCTGATCCGGCGTCCAGCCCTCAACGTTCTGTGCAAACCAGGCGCTGAGCGTCAGGGTTTCATGATGGTGGGTTTCCAGCGGTTCGCCGGGCAACCTGGACGGATAGATTCGGATCGTCACTGATAGTACTCCACGCGAATAAACCGACGCGTAAACCGCGCCAGCGGCAGGAAGGTCACGTTAGTGCGGGGATTACACTCGGCGGCATGCAGCACACCGTCAATCTCCACGACGATGGCGACATGCGTCACCACAGAGCCGGAGTAACATGCAATGCCCGCGCCCGGAGCAGGATCGCAACGTTGCAGGTCGGTCATCAGCCCGCGTGCCTCCCGGTCGAGGCCGTTATCGTCTTTTGTGACCCCGGCGAATTCAGGCCAAGGTTTCAGGCCCAGATCGCGCCGAATTTCGTTAACGATGCCAAAGCAGTCGAGCGCAGGGAAAGTGCGGCCGCCTTTCAGCCAGGTGACTGAACGGTATTTGTCAGGATTGAACATGGTGATGTCCTACTGGAGGTAACGAAGGCCCGGGAAGTCCGTCAGTGTGTAACGGTAGCGTGGCCACGAGGTATCGAGAATATTCATGTAGCCAGCGGTGATCTGCACCTCTGTTGCAGTCCAGGAACCCTCTTTGATCGCCAGGGTGAACGGCGGTGACGCGGGTGCCGACAAATCAGTGGAAACATACCGTCGAAAGGTCAGTGATGCATTGCTCAAATTGTCGAGCGCATTACGGATCGCCGTTGATACAATGCCGTCGATATTGCTGATGGCGAATTTTAGATCCTGCGTGCCGTCGGCGTTGCGCGCTGGCAGCGCCACATCAATGGCAGAACCGGTGAATGTCGCCTCGCTGCCCGTTTCCAGGGTAACAGTTATGTCGTCCCATCCGCGGGTCAGCCAGTAATCCTGACCACCAACGGTGATTTGTAGCGTGTCCAGGATGACCTCATCACCACCGGATGCGTAAAGCCGGTTGAGAACCGCACTGGTCATGCTTCGGGCCACTCCTTATTCAAAGCCAGATCGATAATATCGGATCCCGCCACCAGTTCAGGGAAAAGCCCCCAACCTGGCGGAAGCAAAGGACGCTCCCATAATTCAAGCTGAGCGCTGTAACGCCAATATTTTGGAGAAACCAACGTTGGCCCCTCATAAATGTCGGTGAAACGGCATTTGTACGTTTGCTGGCAGCCCAGCGGGGTTTGCAGTCTCATCAGAAACCAGGCGGCACCATCCGTAAGTGCATCACGAAACCAGGCTTCAAACAGCTGAGCCTGGTTGTGCTTTGTGAAAATCCAGTTCACGGTTGCGATAGTTGGTGTTGACGTATACTTGCGGCGCTGCCGGGCGCGGCCGGATGTTGTTTCAGTTCGCTGTAGAGGACTGACAGGTTTGAAACCATATCCATCCTGCAGTGGCATCGGCAGGTAATCATGTGGGTAGACAATGTCTGCCATTATCCTCTTCTCCGGTTCGGGTAAACAGACTGTAGTGCCCTGCCGAAATCATTGTCGGGTTTAACAACCTGAGCGGCCATTTCTTTGCGAATCGAAACCACCAGTTGACGGTTTCGCTGGTCGATTGCCTCAAGCGTCGCGTCGTCAGGTTTGCCGGTGAATGAATTTTGGATGTGAAAGGTTCCCCCGGCAGATGCCTGCCGGGACTGTTGCACCCTCTCCAGGGTCGCATCAAGCTTGGCCGAGGTGCTGGCGGTAACCACTCGCTCTCCCTTTTGCAGTAGCCAGGTGCCAGTTTCCGGCACTCTGTCGATACCATCGTGCGCCATCCCGGCGAGTGACTGACCGGCTATCAACGCCACTGATGCATAACCAACGGCGCGGATTGCTGTGGCCGCAGGGATCCCCATAATTAGCCCGCCTTCCGCCATAGCCTTGGTTGCTGCAAGTTCAGTGTTAATAACCGCCTGCGCCATTGCTGCCGCCTTACTGGCAATAAACAGTGTCTTATAGGCAAGGCTACCTTCCTGTCCGATACCCTGTAGCAGCTGCGCCGACTGCCCTGCAAGATCAGAGAACATGGCCAGACTGGCAGATGTATAACCCGCATGGATATCTTCTAATTGCGAAGCATTCGTCTTATTGATTTCAGCAACACGATCCGCATAGGTTTGCTCGTTAATCTCCTTCTGATCGAGCAACTCCTTCTGCATTTCAAGCTGTGTTTCGTACCACTTTTCCAGTTCTTTTTGCGCATCAGCGACACGAATAAGTTCGCCGCTGGCACCACCGACGGATGAATCGATACCGCCAAATTTCGGAGCGTCCTGAACCGAAGCTTTCGATATGCGCTCCATCGTATCGCGATATTCTTCAGTCGCAGGTGCTGCTTCGCGTAACAATTTAATGCGCTCGCGAGTGGTCTTTAGAAGCGCCTCCTCGGGCTTCAGAAGTTCTTGATTCAGGGATTTAAGGCGTTCGACAGCATTAAGATGATCAAGCGCGGCGGAGTTGCGCAGAAGCTCTGTCTTCTGAGTTTCAGACAAAGCCCCCAGTTCACCCTGGGTTACCTGATATTTGGTTTTAGCGAGCTCCGTACTCTGGCCAGCAAGCGCGAGCTGTTCCTGCTGCTGGCTGATGAGGCGCTTGTAAGACTCCTCAAGTTTCTCCGATGTCTTTTGCTCATCAGATTTTGGCGTCTTTTTCTGGGGTTTGTTGGCCTCATTATTTCGCCATTCCAGCAGACCGTTATTAATCAACTCCTGACGGCCTGTCTGGAATTGTGGGTCACTGGTTAATCCCAGATCGTCGGCGGCATAACTGAGCCGTAAGCGCTCCTTTTCTTCACCCTTAAGGCGTGATAACTCCAAATCCCTACGGCTCTTTTCAAGTGCATCGGTTTGCTTTTTATCGAGATCGGCCTGAGGAAGTCTGAGTGGAACGTTAGCCAACCCCTGACGGGCCATTAGGAGTTGATTACCCAGCCCCAGAAGTTTATTAAATTCAGTATGCTGACCATTCATCATGATCATCGACTGGTAGACTGCATTCTGTCGCCAGGCTTGTTCGCGTATTAAATCGTTACGGCGGCGCTCTATTTCTTCGAGAGTCTGCTGAATGCCGCGAGACTTATCTCGCATGTCATTTAACTTTCCCTCTTCAACGGCAAGCTGATCCGTAACTATCGCTATGGCTCTCAGGATATTTGCATCGTTTTCGCTGGTTATGCCGGGCTTTCCGCGAGATGCATTTAAACCGTCGATTTGAATTTTCAGCTCACCAACCTTTTTGGCTTGCTCACCAACCAGGCGATTTTGCTCTACCAGAGCACCAACAGTTCTTCCCCTGTTGTCGTCTGTTTCAGACAAAGACATGCGAGAAGTTTTTTCTCGTATTTCGTCGATTTGACTGGCGTACTCCTGGGCAGAGCGACGGGCCTGCTCCTGGTTTTGATACATCGCATACCAGGCACCAGCACCTAACATTACCAAGCCCGGAACTCCGCCGATGAGACCAAGTGCGCCGCTCATCAGGCGAGTACCAACAGATGTGACACTATTGAGATTGCTTTGGGTAGTTACACGGTTTGCAAGGTTCCGGTCTCTGGCGGCCTCGGCAGAAGCCAGGCGTCTTTCAGCAATAGCCTGCGCATCGGCGTTTTTAGCTGCCACCAGCCCTGCCTGCGCACGCTCAAGCGCTGTTCTGGCTCTGACTTTCTCTGTGGCAGAACCGCTGGTTAAAGCGGTCGCCAGCCTGGCCTGGGCTGCAGTGACTTTTGCTTCTGCCGCAGCAATTTTCTCTTGCTGAGCGGCCTGAACATCTGCGCTACGCGACCTTTGCACAGCTTGCTGGGCTCGATAAACTTCTACCCTTGAGGCGGCAACGGCAGACTGTGCAGCCTTATCCTGTGCAACTGCAAGAGCAACCTCTGACTTAGCCGCAGAAATTAGCGCGCCGGTTGCGCTCGTAGCGCTGGTCACCACCCCGCTGAGATATTTCGCCAGGCCAACACCAACAAGCGCACCTGCAACTGTTGTTATCGTAGCCATATTGTCGGCAACATCACTCAATGCGCCACTTACTGCCGATGAGGTAAATGAATCAAGCGTCCGGGCAACTCCGTCCAGGCCACCAGAGAGTGCATCGGTAGCACCAGTAGCCTGGTTGACACCTCCAACCCATGCCATGAACGAGTTGGTGACTTTTTGCAGGGATCCGGAAACTGTTTGCGGCATGCTGGCAAACTCACCCTGTAATGATCCCAACTGGCTCATTAATGCAGGAACAACCCTATCAATCGTAAGTTGCCCCTGGTCAGCCATGCTCTTCAGGTCTTTGCGGGCCACGCCCATTCCGGCGGCAAGTGCACGGATGACACGATCACCTGCTTCGTTAACGGCGTTGAATTCTTCACCGCGAAGAACTCCCTGCGCCAGCGCCTGGCTGAATTGTGTGATAACAGAACTTGCTTCCTGGGTGTTTGCTCCTGAAAGTTTGAGGCCGGTTGAAACAGCCTCGGTAATTTTCAGGACTTCATCAGAGCTATACCCGTATTCGCGCATGGAAGCTGCTGCGCGTGAAAAAAGGTTTGCGTTATCGGAAAATGCCGTTCCGGTTCGCTGGCTGATTTCCATTAACTGGCGCTGAGAGACTGCAAAATCATCAGCAGAAGAAGATGCCTGCTTAAGGCGCGCATTTACAGAATTCCACTCGTCTGCAATCTGCACAAGTTTGCCAGTCGCAAAAGCTGCCGTGGCGGCAGCAGCAGCCCTTCCTGCCGATGCAAAACCATCAGTAAGATCGGATAATGCTCTTTCGCTTTCACGCGATGCTGCTGCGGCCTGCCGACCGCCATTTTGCATGGTACGGTAATAGTCTTGCCCCATACGTGAAGCGCGGGAAATTTCCGTCTGGAATGATTGCGAGTTAGCGGAAATTTTGATTATTAACTCACGTAATGTTGCCATCAATTTTCTCCAGGCGAAAAAAAACCTGCTAAGCAGGCTTTTTGGTTTTATATTAACGTTCCGGGTTGTCTAAAAAATCTCTCAGTGCTTGCGACTTATTGCAGGACTCTTTATTAACCGTCATGCCCATTTCTTTTTGTTTCTGACAGAAATAGAAATAATCATCGTTTGTTTTTATGTATCCCATGAATTTATAAAACGCTTTACTACAAAGAGCAGGGTTAGCATGGTCAGAGCAAACCGTAGATGTATAACTCTCTAGCTCGCTTGGTTCTAATGGGGTCAATGTTTGAGTCGCGTTTGATATACAACTAAAACCAGAAAATAATATAAATAGGACTAACTTTTTCATTTAATTTACCAAATTACATAAAAAATCGATCCTATTCTTTTATGATTGATTTGTCACTGCGTCGCGGCAGTAAGTGCAGCCTCAAGCCCGGCAAACGGGTCTTCAGGTGCTGATAGTTCTTCATCACCCCAGCGCAGGATTGCATCTTCCAGCGGCACTTTGACCCCCTGAGAACCATAAACGGCAGAGACTATCTGGGCGGCCTGAATGTCACCGCGAATATCGCCAACCGGACTTTGCCTGTCGAACTCAATCCACATCAGAAGCTCGCTCGCCGTCATGTTCTGCCGAAGCTCTGAAAGCGTGCGCCCCATGCGGAGCGCAAGCGACATCAGGAACTTTACGCCGGGGGTTGCGACTTTTCCCGCGCTTCTTCCGCGTTATTAATGAGGTCCAGCGCCTGTTTCAGCAGACGGGAATGAACGGGGCCGTAAATTTCACGCACCTGCTCTTCTTCATCGACGCTGAATACCGGTTGCTTATCGGTGTCGCACAGGACGTCAATGAAGAGAACCACGTCAGCGCAAAGATTACGGTGGGCCTTTTCAGATACCGACACATTTTCATCGTCAGCACCGACTTTCACTACTTCCTGCCAGCGCAGCCAGGCTTCGCCAGACGGCTCACGAAGAACAACTTCGACGCCTTCCCACTCAGGAACCGCCACCGTCTTATGACGAAAGCCTGACATCTTCGCCATGGCTAATTTTTTCAGATTTTGCGACATCTGTTATGCATGCCGGGCCAACCCGGCATCTCCATTAATTGACGGTGAGGGTACAAGTTGATGATGTAATTGTCTTAACCGGGGCAGAAGAATCAGTGACCACGCAGGTATAATCTCCCGCATCACCCGAAACAGCGCTGGATTTATTGAATGTGTCAGATGTTTGCCCACTGATGGTGACACCACCTTTCTTCCAGGCATAGCTGTAGGGAAGTTTACCGCCAGCGGCGGCGACCGCCATACTGATCGGTGCCCCAACCGCTACAGATTGTGCGGCGGGCAAATCAGTGGTCAGTTTAAGGGCCGGGTCAATCGGTACCGGCTTCCCTTTCAGACGCAGGGAGAACGTTGCCGCCACTACGCCATTAGTACCGGAAGACCAGGTATGCTGACGAACTTCGGCAAGGAACTTAAAGCCATTGCCAGACGGGAAGATGATCTGGAAGCCATAAACCGTGTCGTTGTCATACGCATCACGCAACGCATCCTGCGCAGCATTACGGTAAAAGTTACCTGACAGTGATATCTCCGAAGGGGCCGGGAGGCCATTGACGTTCTCCTGCTCAGTGGAGCAGAGCGTGGTGACGTCAATATCCTGTTTTTGACCGCCGGTGAACTGCACTTCTTTAAGAGTGCAACTCAGATCGAGATAGACAGCGGCTTCCATTGCGTCTCTGGTCGTTGGCAGTGACGAAATAAGGATTTTCGTCAGCTGAGATTTTTCGTAATTCGAGGACATATTGATCTCCGGATATAAAAAAGCCGCCCGGAGGCGGCAGAGTTAATGTGACGATAATTTATTGCCAGATCTGAACTTCAAGCGTGGCCCGGTAAAGTCCGGTGTCAGGCTCGTAGCCGTTGATCTCGTTCAGACCGACAGGATGCAGATCGGCCAGAGCAGCTTTAGCCTGATCACGCAGCTCCCGGGCGTCATCAATGGACGAAGCCCATGCATCAACCTGAACCGTGCTTGCTGTTTCTGCCGGTCCGGAAAATACATCTTCACTGGCTGCGGAAGGCAACAGGTAGATCACCCATGGTGCAGAGGTTCCCTGTGGCGCCACGTACGGAAAGACGTTACCACCTGCCAGCGCTCTGAGGCGTGGATAGATATCGGCTTCAGTCATTTCGCCAGTACCTCATCGATAGCCTGATTCATGCGAGCCAGCGCCGCCTGCGTGGCTTCCTCCTGCCGGGTGTCAAACGCAGGACGAACAAAGGGGTGCGCAGGCATATTCGATGTACCGAGCTCAACGAAGCGCCAGTAAAAAGCGTTGCGCGGATTGCTGGCCTTCATTTTGTTGTCGCTGTTGCCGGTGTCCGGGTTAACGCCCCGGATATGCACGCCGGAAGCGATTTCGCCACGACGGCGACCCTTTTGGGTCACCACCACCACGTTTTTTTTCAGTTTCCCGGTAAGGACGGGCGCACGACCTTCTACCTCCTGTCGCAGAACTTCTGCACCAGCACGTGTGGCATCGCGCAGAACCTTATTATTTTCAGCCCTGCTGAGCGTCTCAAGATCCTTAGCGATATCGACCAGACCGGAAAAATCAAGACTCGTTGAAATCACTTTTTTACCCCCTTCTCGCAAAGCAATTCGAGCCTGGTGCCGTTCTCTGCTGAGATAGCCGACTTAATGTCATATATCTCACCGCCTCCGGTAGGCGGCAGATGAACGGCTCGCCATCCCGTGGTTACGGGAATGCCTGGATAACGACGCATCCATATCCGGGTTGTGGTGCTGCTCAACTCTGCGCCGCCGTCCATCATCTCCCGGCCCGATACATCCGCGACTTCTGCGCGAAACGAAGCAACATCCACCCAGCCGGTTGCAGGCTGTCCGGACGGTAGTCGCCCGGTTGCGGGTTTCTGAAGGGTTACCCTGTGCCGCAGACGTCCCGCTTTCATAGGCCATAAATCCGGTAGGGTTGAAGGAGTGCTTCAGTAGAGAAGGCCAGCGCAGATGTCGTGCTGCCGGTGCTGACCGTTTCACGGTTGGTGTACCAGTGGGCAATCAGCATAAGCATAGCCATTTCGATATCTTCGCCATAAAGCAGCGCGTCGGGATCGGCCATATAAAGTGGATCATCAGCCTTTTCATAAAGACGTCGGCGGGTCCATTTTTCAACGTAGCGTTCCGCGGCTTTTATGCCCGTATCGATCCAGGCATCGTCTTCCGTGAAGTCCTGTTCGATATTGCAGTGATGCTTCACCTGCTCTTTAGTCAGCATGCGCGCCCCTTACTTACCTTTGCCCTTTCCTTTTGGATCGGGTTCTTTATCCGGTCCCGGTTTTTTGGCGCCGGGTTCTGCGGCATAACCGCGTGCCACCAGCTCGCGACCATGCTGTTCCAGCGTCTCAAACTCGGTGCCTTCAGTGAGCACGCTGCCTTCAAAGTAAATGGGCTTGATGGCGATCAGCTTCATGGCTGTCTCCTTAAAGGAAAAAAGAAAAGCGGCCCGCAGGCCGCCATTAAGGATTACGCACCGCCACCTGTAGCAGGCGCAGTGAAGGCTCCGTAAATAAACGCTTCCGGCCGTTTCACCGCCAGCGCCAGGCGCTCTTCGCAACGAATCGAGATCATGTTCTTCTCGAAGTCGTCGGCGTTCTCGGTGGAGATAAC